TTTTGAAATTTCTGCAAATCCAATGCCGATCCACTAAATGCTCTCGCCATTACATCAGTGACCCTTGTCATTTCACCAGCTTCTAAACCGAAACCACGCAATGTACCCCCAGCAACCGATGCAGATTGTGCCAAATCTTCACCAGTTGCAAGTGCAAGGTCTAATGTTGCAGCAGTGATTTTTTGTATTTCTTCAGAACTAAATCCAAGTTTAGAGTAATTCAACATTAATTCTGAAACTTCAGATGCACTGAATCGTGTTGCAATACCCAAATCCTTTGCAAGATTTGTCAAGTTTTGAAAATCTTTTCCAACCGCACCGCTAATGGCTTGAACTTTTGCCATTGATTGCTCAAAGTTGGCAAACGTTTTGACTGCAAGTCCACCAAGTATTGCAATTGGAGCGGTCAATGACATTGACATTGATTTGCCAATTGACTGCATTTTTTTACCTGAAGAACGAAGTTGTCTTTGTAAATTTTGACTTGATGTGCTAAACGCTTTTAAGTCAAATCCAGCCCTTATATTAATACTTTTCTTTGCCATTTTAATTGAACCAGTTTGGTTTTAGTTTTTTAAGTTGTTCAATTTCTGTTTTTGTGTATGGATTTGATTTTGTTCCTTTTTTACCGCTTTGTTCTTCCCATTCAAACTTCATCAAATCTTGTGGTCGTTTCATTGTTTTTTGTCCTTGTGATTTTAACGTTACATATGAAACCAATCTTGCAGTTTCCCACAATGATCTTGCATTTATGTTTTCGTTTAAACGATGACCAATGTACGCATCCCAAATGTCAACCATCGAATAACTTTCCAAACACAAAGGAGTTTGTTTCAACGTACCCAATACAAACCCCCTTATGAAATTAGTCAATGGCAATTTTACTTTTTTGCTTCAACCTTTAAATTACCCAATGCACTTAAATCATTTTGCATTGCTTCAGTGAATACACTAATCAAACCCATGTCATCATCAATTGCATCAATAATAAAATCTTTTGTGACCTTTTCACCTGATGCCTTCATTCCAGCATAAGCAATTTCAACAATCATGTTCATTGTGACATTTTCGCCCATTTCTGAAATTGATGATCCAGTTTCTTTTTCATACATTAACAATGCTTTGAAACCGAATTTAAATTTGTACTCCTTGTTTTTAATTTTTATCATGTCACAAATATAAAAAAAGGAGATGAAGTTACCCCCATCCCCCATTTTTCACAATATAACAAAAATCAATTTCTTACACAGTTGCTTTTGTCACTGCACCAGTTCCTTCAAATGATACTGAAAATGTGCTTGATTCTTCAAGTCCATCAGTTTTTTCAAGTGATGTTATGTAACAACTGCCACTGTATTCGGTATCGCCAACCACGTCTGTGGTCCATGTTACAGTTACTAATGTTCTTGCTGCAAATACATCAAACAAATCTTCATATCCGTAAGTTGCATCTTCAGCAAAAAATCCTTCAGCTGAACCACTAAATGATTTTTGTCCTTCTAATGCTTCCTTCCATCCGTTTGAGTCTTTTGTACTTGCTTCCCTTGTTGACATATCAAATGTCAATGAATTTGATGTTAAGTGTGCTATGGTTGTACCACCCACTTGTATTTTTGCTAATGTTCCGTTTAATATTCCAGTTGAAGCCATTTCTTTTATTCTTAAATTTTATACAATATTAATTATTAGATTTTTTCTTCTTTGTAACTTTTTTAACTTTTGGCTTTTCTTCATTATCCATTGCCACTTCAACAATGTGTTCAATTTGTTCTTCAAAAGTAAAACCATCAAGTGCTTTTGCTACTTTTAAGTCAATCAATTCTTTTCCTAATTTATTTGATACACGCAATTGTGATCCTTCAGGTAGTGTTCTTGCATGGATTGCATAATCCGTTGTTAATTCTATTCTCATAAATTTAATTTTTTTGCTTTTCTTTTTATATACTTTTCAAGTTTGTCACTTGCTTGAGTGTATATCTTATCACTCGTTTCAGAATAAGTTTTCTGAATAAAATTCTTTTTTCCAGTTGGGTTTGCTGAATGTGTTCCAACTCCGTACTCAATCCACCACGCATAAAAACCATCAAACTTCCTTGCACCTTTTCCATATTGTGGACCAACTAAAACATTTGGATATTTTTTTGATGGTGATGTTTTGACCTTAATTGCGTTTTTTAGTTCTTGTGGTGGGTAATCAGTACCCCTTATAGTAATAGTTTCAGTTCGTTGATTTGGTGCATTTTGTTTCATCTTATCAACCACTGGTTGCATTTGCCTTCTTAATATCTTAAGGATTTCACTTCTTTTCATCTTGTCATCTAAAGATTGAATTTCAAGCATAATACCTTCAAAACCTTCAATTTTATAGTTTATCATAGTTTTTTGTTTGCACTTATCATCAAACCTTCACGACCAAGTTCCTGGATGTCCAGGATATCATAGTATTTTGAATTGTAAACAATACGCATTGATTCATCAATTCCATCAAAGAACCGAATCTTAAATTTAACCTTACTTGTTGATGTAACTTGGTCCGCTTCAACTTTTTCATTACCCAAACCACGCTGCACATTTGCAAACGTTGTGTGATACGTTGACCAACTTGCAGTATATTCACCAATTGAATTGGTTGAAAACGTTTGTGATTCAATCACAATCTTCCTATCTAAACGACCTATGTTCATATTTCAGTTCGTTGGCTTACCATTGACATTTGAAACTTTGTCCCACGTGATAAGTTATGCATATTGCTTCCAACAATTGTATTTTGTCTATTCTCAAACATATCCGATACAATCATTCGCAATGCTTGTTTCACCATGTCATCAGTATTAGCCGAAGTTGTTATTTCAATTTCAATTGGAAAGTCACGATCATATAAGTTTGGCAAATTGTCCTTCATCTCTACATATGAATAAAGTCCATTTGTCCAAATGTATTTTGATGAATCCAATGCAGTTCTTGCATTGTCAGAATTATAATAGTAAATTGAAAAGGTATCAATAGGATTCACATCAATTCTGAAATCATCCCATTCAGTCATGTACCCAGTCACACCACCTTTGATAAGTAAACCAGCTTCGTTCCATAACATCAAATGTGCAGATGCTATGTAATCATTTATTAAATCATCAAACGATGAATCCAAAATGTTTAAATGTCTTTTTGCTTCAACCAAAGTCAAACCCCAATTGTTCGATGGTGTATAGCTTGTTATTTTTTTGTTTCTTATCATTGATTTTAAAAAAAAAAGAGGATGGGCAAAACCCACCCTCTTATTATATTAACTAATTAAAACTACTATTATCCGAATGTTCCAACACTGATTGCAGCATCTTGAACAAGTGCAGCATCCCAGTAAGAATTCAAGATTAATCTATTTGTTCCTTTAATCGCTTGAGTATAAGGATCTGAAAGCAATTCCAAGGCTCCAAATTGTGCAATTTGAACTTTTGAGAAGTCACCATAATAAACCGCTGGATTAGTTATGTCAGCAATTTGGTTTGAAAACTTCGCCATTACTCCCATAATCATTTCATTAATGATTAATGGATTAACACCACTAACTTGTGCTGCCGTATAAACTTCTGTGAACAAATCATTTGAAACTGCAAAACCTAAATTACCTCTGTTGTGGTTGTTAGATTGAACCTCTTCAACTAATGCCATCATCAAGTTTGTAATGTTTGAATTTGTCACTGGAGTTTTTCCGTTTCCTAAATAATCATATGCACCATTTGCAGAATCATCAGTGAATAAAGCATATTCAACTTTCGCTCCAACTGCTTGAGCAATTGAGTTTCTCAATGCTGATTCAAGTGATTCATTGTGTTGCATTGCAGCTTGTTTTGAGTAATCAACATAAGCTGCAAGTCTTTTAGGAGCAAGATCTTTTTTGCTCATAACAGATCCGCCATCAATTGCATCTGACACCTCTGTTTCCCATTGGGTACTTACTGCACCCAAAATTGGAATGCGTTGATCAGTTGTTGTGCTTACACGTGTCACACCTAAATCATCAAGAATGGTATTGGCGTAAACAGCGTCCACGAAGGATTGAGTTTCGATTCCGGATGTATTTGATTCAGTAACAACCGCACGATTCAAAATCATTGAAGGAATTACAACGCCATTAGCACTACGACCAATCGCGTTCATTTCTCTCTGACCTTCTTGAGCCATTTCTAATTCAACACCATCAAGTTTTTCGCCATATGCTGCTCTTACCGCTTTACCAAAAGAAAATTCTCTTACTATTTCTTTTTCTTCTTTGCTTTCAGTCACAACTGGACTTCCGCCTAAATTTGCTGCTTTCATTCTTATTTCTTCTTCTTTTTCTACTTTTGGAAGTTCATCAACTAATTCAGTTAATCTTTCCATGTTTGTATCAAATGATACTTTTTCATCTTCAGAAAAATCTCTATTTTCTTCAGATACTAAATTTTCAAGAGCATCAAGGGCAACTTTTACCTCGCCGATTTCTTCTCTTATTACTTTACTATTTCTCATTTTCTAAATTTTAATACTACAAAAATCAATTATTTGATTATAGGTACTTTGTAACAATTTTAACTTTGTTATAATTTCGCAAAGCTGATTTTGTTTCAAGTCCCATTTCTTGTTCAACAATTTCTTCTTCAACAACCTCAAGTGATTTTTTAAGTTCATCAACTTGGTCAGCACTTCGTTTGAATGCATCACGATTTGAACCAGCACTCACAATTGACCATTCGACCAATTCTTGTCGTGTAAAATAAATTGTATTTCTGTCCTCATCATCTTCTTTGCCATAACGATATTCGTGTGGTATTGCACCAACACTTGCCATCTTTAAAATCCCATCTTGCATTTTGTTAAATACTTTGTCAGCAAGTGGATTGTTTCCTTCACGTTCAAATGTTACCTCACCAATTAAAGCTTCACCATCTCTAAACACTCGTGATGTTCCAATGATAGTATCAGGATTAGAACCACTCACTTCGTGATTATATCCAACAATTGGATTGCGGTCATATGTTGACAAATCCCAACCATCAAGTTTGAATGATGTTCCATGTCTGTCAATGGATTCTGTTGATATAACAAATTGTGCAGTTCGTTCAACTTCGTTAATATTTCGAACCTCTGCAAGTCTTTCAATTTTATTCATTACTTTTCTATTTTTATCAATTTCTTTTAATTTACTTTCTGACCATCTCAATCCAGCTTTGCCACCCCACAACAAAAACGATATTGTTCCACACGCTTCAGTGTTGTCAGGATCATAATATACTTCAGCACGTGACAAATATGAAAACATCCTTTTGATGGTATCTTCAGTGATTGCTTCTTTATTTGCAAGTTGTTGACCTCTAACTTTTCCAACTTGTGTTGCACATTTATTGCCAACCTTTTCATTTAACTCAATGCCACGTTTTGCATTGTTTGAAACCGCATCAGGATAATCACTATAACTCGCCATCTTCCTTCTTATAATAATTATCCATGTCTTGGATTGGTATTCTATTTATTTGGACATAACGTTCATCACCGCCTTCAATTGGATTTCTATCCTCAAGTTCAAGTACATCGTTTATGCTATATGCACCTATGTCAGTCATCAATCGATAATATTCACCTTTTGTCTTAACATCAGTTCGTAACAACCTATCAACATTATGCTTAAAATAATGGTCAAGTTTTTCTGTATCTTTTAATAATTTTCTTCTATATTCTTGCTCAATCTTTTCAATCCATGTTCCAATTGAATAAGTCACAAATTCAATGGACTGGTGTTCAATATTTGAAAACGTTGAATTTTCCATTTCATTAATCATGTGTGATGGTATTCCAAGAATGGTTGCAATCTCATTCTTTTGAAATTTACGTGTTTCTATAAATTGAGCATCTTCAGGTGGTAAACCAATACGATGATATTTTGAACCAGCATCAAGGATTGCAGTTCCACGTGTTCCATTTGGTCCATAGTTTGCAGTCCATTGTTGACTGATTGCATCTTTTGTTTCAGGTTTTAACACACCAGCATATTCAATGAATCCATCAATCCTTGCAGACTTATTATAAAAGTCAGCACCATAATCTTGTGCTGCAATAGATAAACCAAGATTTTGTTTGTGTGCTTGTATTGCCGAAAGTCCAACAACTGGATCAACTCCAAACCCACGAAGATTTATCATGTCAGCATCTTTGACAAGCAATGATTCAGTTTCATTGTATGCTTCCTTAACCTGAACCTTCCAATAAATCTCATCATCATATTTTATTGGTTCACATTGTTCACGTGTTACATTGACCAATGATGTTGGTGTTCCGAACTGATCACGTTCAATAATAGCCAAACCATTACCATGATTAATTGCTGATGTGATTAATATTTGTGTGAAGTCAAAAGAAATTGATTCATAGTTTGCTTCAGCATTCAACAAGTATTCTGTTGGATGTGCAACAATTTCACGCCTTCCGTTTTGTTTGCGAAAAACCTCAACTGGCAACATTGCCACTGATTCGGTAATTCTTCTTACTCCAGCCCAATATGCTGACAAACCCATTGCGGATTCTTCAGTGACTGGTGTTCTTCCAACCATTCCACCAAAGTTTGCATTTAAGAAACCTTTTTTTGCGGATAGAACTGGATTGATTCTTTTGATTTCAAACCCAAATAAATTCACTATTGCAAAAATGAAACATTACTTTTTTAAAAATATGTAAAATATTTAACTACTTTTTCTTGAAATTAATTGATTGCAATGCTTTGAATGATTGATAATTTCTGTGTGGTTTATAGTCAGGTAAATAAATATTGATTTCTTTCACACATTGATCATATGCCATTTTGCGAATCTTAACCTTTTTTAAGTGTTTGTGAAACAAGTCATCAATTCCTTTTGTTACTGCATCAATTATTTCTTCAGGAACTTCAATTTCACGATTGTTTTTATTTGATAATATCACACGATAAGAATCAAAATCTTTGTAGTGATTAAAATGTGGTGCATATTTACGGACCAAATCAAGAGCAGCATCATAGGCATCTTCACTTGTGTGATGTCTTAACATTTCAAGAAACAAGAAATCAAAGTTCCTTTTATTGTTTAACACATCATAAATTTTTTTTGGTACTTTCATATAATATATAAATTGCCATCCTCTAAATAT